AACAATAAACGATAAAGACTACAACTATGATGAGTTATCACAAGAACAAAAAATCTTGGTAGAACACATTGAAAATTGTAGAAAAAGAAAATCATCTTTAGCTTTTGAAATGGATAGAGAAAATGTAGCTGAAGGTGCTTTTGCTAAAATGCTAACTGAATCGTTTGATGAAAAAGAAGAAGTGAAAGAAGAAAAAGATGCCTAAATTAAATGTAGTAGCAGGAATCATTGATAAAGTAGCTGATAAGATAGATGAGTTTACTCTTGATAAAACAGAAAAAGCACAACTCATACAAGAGATCAATAAAGCACAGATTGAAGTCAATAAAGTTGAAGCTAATAGCAACAGCTTATTTGTTTCAGGGTGGCGACCTTTTGTTGGGTGGGTATGTGGCATTGCACTGCTGTATCATTTTATTTTAACTCCTTGTATCTTGTTTGGTGTAGCTTTGTTAGGTATAGATATACCACCATTACCTGCGTTTGACATGAGCAGTTTGTTAACTGTGTTAATGGGTATGCTTGGGTTAGGTGGTTTAAGAACATTTGAAAAGACTAAGGGAGTGAGCAAATGAATATAAATAAATTAAGACGACAGCTTGAGATTGATGAAGGTGTTAAGTACGAAGTGTACCTAGATCATTTGGGTAAAAAAACTTTTGGAATTGGTCATTTAGTCTTGGCTAAAGACCCAGAATCTAAGATGGAAGTAGGTGATCCTGTATCTGAAAGAAGAGTAGAAGAAGCATTTGATAAAGATATTCAATCTGTGATTGATGATTGTCAAAGATTGTATTCTAACTTTAATGCTATGCCAGAGGAATGTAAACAAATTACAGCTAACATGATGTTTAATATGGGCTTGCCAAAAATGAAAGCATTCAAGAAAATGAATACAGCTATAGAAAATGAGGATTATTTAAAAGCTTCAGAAGAAATGGTTGATAGCAAATGGTATCGTACTGTACCTAACAGGGCTGATCGTCTTGTGCAAAGAATGAAGATGGTTAGCTAGAGATATTTCCTCCCAATCTCTAGGAAACTAACCACCGACTTGAGCTTTGGGTTGCTCCGTCGGTGGTTTTTTTTGTTTAAAAAATGTAAATGAACTAATTGGAATTAATCCTATTGCTTCAACATCAGTTGGATCAGTTCGTGTTCCCCAATATTGTTCACTAAATTCCATTTTAAATTTTTGATTTAAATTTACATAGCCAATTCTATCAGACCAAGAGACAGCAAACAAACATGGTATATTAAACAAATCAGTAAGAGATTTTGCAGTAAGTAGTTTACCTGCATTAATATAACAATTTGGATATTTATCATGTGGTATTTTTCTTTCACGCATTTCAACATATGCTTTAATCTCTTTACCTTTTAAAGCAACGAAATCAAACTGTGCATATTTACGTTGGCGTTGCATTGTACAGTTCCATTGTTTCGCAAGAAAGTCTGCAAGCGTTTGTTCATTATCAAAATTTTCTTTAGTCTCATGACATACAAACATTTGTTTTCCTAGAAAAAGAACGGGGGTTGCCACAACAAAACAACCCCCGCCCAAGTTGAGGCATAAAGATTAGCGTTTGGAGAACACTCTCAGCCTCGCTAAAACGGTATCTCATCTTCTATTTGTTTACTAGTAGAAACTTCTTGTTCGTTATTAGAAGCTTGGTATTCACCAGAGTTTTGTTTTTCTGAGATACTTATGCTTAGATAATTGTTGCCTGTATTTTCTTGTTGTCTTTTCCAAGCAGCAATTTTCATTTCTTCTTTTAAATGATCTTGAATTGTACCTGAGTAATTAGGCGCTCTTTCATTATCACTTTCGTTTTCAAACATTATACCTAGCTCTTGGTACACACGCATAACTCTTTTACCTCCTTGCGTTGTACCTGCAATATAAACACATTGCTTTTCTATACCTTCAATATTCAGCTTGCCAGATAGAACAAACTTCTGATCTGGAAAGGGTGCAAATGCAGCACCCTTGTTTGTGTTGTCGTAATCACTCATTAGAAATCTCCTTCTGATTGAGTTTTTTCTTTGGTTGGTATTGGTAAATTTTTGCGTGGTGTCTTTGATGCTTCATTACCATCGTCATCTTCTGGTGCTATACCTGCCATTTGTAATGCACCATATCTACGAGCGTAGGTAATTGCTGAACCTAAACCTTGCATAGTTTGTTTCTCTATGACTAAATGTACTCTTGATGTAAATGATTTATCTGTTATGTGAGTAACGACTGTATCTACATAGTCACCACCTTCATCACGACCTGATGGTTGTGTAACCATAAAACCATTGTTGTTAAATGCTTCCATACAAGCATCAAGTACATTACCTAAGTCTGCATATTGACTTCTGTAATGTGGGTTAGTTGCATTCTTTAATGCTTTACCCATTTCTTTTTGTGCTTTGACATAACAGTCAATTGCTGATTGTTTTTCTGCTTTGGTTGCCATCTTTAGTTCTCCTTTTGTGATGGTGTTATTCTTAAAGAGCCACGCTTATCTCTCTTGATAGTAATTACAGGTGAGTAAACCTCGCTCTCGTTTGGTGCTACCAATTCTTTAAGCATTTTTCCATATGCTTGATGAGACTTGGCATCTTTCATAGTATCCATATAATCATGTGCGATACTAATGAACTGGTTGTCGGCACTTGCATCTCTGCGTACCATGTCATTGATTAATATTTTGTCTGTCATATGGGTCGTATCAATTTCGACTTGATCTGTAGGTGCAGTATCATCTTCTACACAGGTCCAGAACGCTCTGATTGTTTCGTTCATGTGATGTACATACTCTTCATCATAAGATACTTTTCTGTAATCCCATTGGCTGTTACCAAATATACAGGATAAGTAACATTCTGTTACATTAGATACGTGCATATAAAATTGTAGCTGTGGCATATAACGAGCAAGTTGTTCTTTCATATTGGTAAAAGCATTGGTGTGTTTGCATTCTAAAATTAATTTTTGCAAAGCGTCTAATGGTAATATATTACCAGAACTATTAGTAAATTGTTCTTGATTAGGAACAACAGTAGCATCGACTGTTCCTTTATATGGCACACCATTTTCAACAAGTTCATATGATTGTTGTCCCATTGGTAGCATATTTGTAGATTTACAAAACCAATCAATGTGAAATGATTCTGTATGTGTACCTAGCTGTACTGCTAAATTGTTAGACAAATCTTCTGGTTTTTTGCGCCCTGTTTTCTCAGCCCAAAGGTCATACCAATTACCTGTCATGATTCTTGTGGCATCACTGCCACCGATAAAGCCTAATCTATTCATAAGTGTTCTCCTTCTCCATAGAATAGCAAAATGTTTGGTCGGGGTAAAGGTTTATTTTCAATATATTTAAATTGTTTAAAGCATGGTTTATCACCATACTGTACATTCTCAGCTGTATAAATTATTTCTGCATATCTTTCGCATTGCTCAAGTGTTCCAAAGTTCATAACCAATAGCAAACCATATGTAACAACTTCCATTATTTATTATTTCCCTCCCATACTTTAACGATTGCAATCATTGTACTAATATCATGCTGTACTTTTAAGTGAGGATGAGTACCCTCTGCCCACATTATTAATCCTTCTCTTAGGTAGCTAGGCATTGCTCTAAGATCAGTCTCTGTTAATTTAATTTCCATTAGGATAACCTTTCTGTTTCTCTATCTAATGCTAATAAGATTTGTTTGCGTGATTCATATCGCCATAAGATATGTTTGTAGAATACAGAATAACTAGGAAAATATTTTTCTGTTTTCTGCACTTCATCAATAGCTTTGAGTACAATATCAGCAGGATAATTCTGTAGTTGTGTAGCTGTACTATTGATTCTTACTTCTAAGTCCTCTGGGCTATCTCCAAACTGCCTCTGTACGAGCGTAGAAAGCATCAGGAGGTGTTGTTTAATGTCTTGGATAGGCAACCCTACCATCGTCATAAAAACTTTAGTGTATGCCTCGTTTAAATTATCACGATCTTTGCAGGTAATTGTACACCTAGCTATGCTTCCAATGCTACCAATCTTAGGACGTACTTCAATGTCTGATTCTGTTAGCGATTTTATGGAAGTAAGAAGGTCTGTTTGTGTTTGATCTGGGTTGGTTCGTTTGACCAGATAAGCCTGTGCTTTTTTGATTTGATTCGTATCTAACCTTGTGCCTAATCCAAGTTCTGAAAGCTGCATCGAAGATGGCAAGGAGTGAGCCGTTGGCTTGGTGGTAATCAATGAACTTATCTGTTTCATCTGCGTAATCCATTTCTCCATACATATCGTACAGTTTATCTAGTGTTTGTTGTTTGGGTTGATAGTCATCTGGTACTGGATAGCGTGGCATTTCTTTTCGTTTTGCCATTAAAATAAACTCCTTTGTTTAGGTTCTGGTCCTAATTCTTTTAATAAATATTTATGTGCTAATTCATTAGTAACTTCATTTGGATTTTCGCATCCAATATATCCACTACGATAACCTGATGTTGTTGTTGGAATCATTGGTATATTTTCATGCCAACCATTTTCTGGATAAGTTTGATGCTCAACATGAACAAGCCATTCATTTTTTTTAAGTTCACCAGGAAAATTTGGATCAATAAAAACATAAATAGTTATATCATTCCAAATAAAATTAAATTTTCTTTTTGGTATTGCCATGTGTGTTCTCCATAAATTTTTCAAAAGATTCTTGTGTAAATATTACAAGCACCTGTGATTCGTTATCAACTTTGTGCCTACGTTTAAACAGCACTATGTCTTTGTTTTTAAACAAGGAAAAAGGGCTAGGGAATGTAGACTTATCTCTATACTTTACCTCGCAAATAAATCGCTGATCGTTATGTTCGATTAAAAGATCACCGATGTATTCACCACCTAAAGCACCAGACATAGGCTGACGTTTTACTTTTACTCCTATTTTTTTGAGCCACGTTTCAAACCACTTCTCGTGGTAGATTCCCTTGTTGCGATTTTTATTTGCCAATTATCTTTCTCCCAACAGTTAGAACAAATTGTATTATATACAGGTGGCTTCATATCCACCTGCATATCAATCCAATAGATTGTGCGTGATCCACACGCATAACATTCTCTGACTTTATTGTTCATTGAAATACTTCTTGAATGCAGTTATGATTGCTTGCTCTATATCATGCTCACTCATGTACATTTCCCATGAAATATTCTTTGATACGTTTGCCGTTATCAAGAGTAATCCAAATACTTTCAACAGGAAAACCTTCTCTTTTTAATTCTGGTATTCGTGCAGATAATCGAAAGCAACCAAACTCATTAAGTGCAGATAAAGCAGTTAATCTTTTACCTGCTTCAAAATGTTTTTTAATTAATTTAGTTTGAGATAAAGTTTTCTTTTCATTGGGATTGAAGTTCATGTGTGTTCTCCTTGTTGTTTGCTAATGCGTACATGGTTACATCATATCGTATCTTAGAATTAGGAGGTGGCATTAGCTTAATAAGTTCACCTCGTTTTACAGCATGATATAATTTTGAAGTCACAGCTTTTGATGGCTCACTTAAATGCTCACCGATCTGCCTAGCTGTTAAGGCATTAAACTTTTTTAGCAAAGAAACAATTCGATAATCTTTTTTACCAAATGTTGTTTCATTTCTTTGCACATCACATGGCAAAGGATACTTACGTTTTCCTTTCATAAACCTTTCACGTTCTATATCTGTTTGCCATGTGCTAAATCTTTCTGCCAATTCATCTGCAAGTTTTTTAGGTAGCTTGCTTATGATGTCCTGTGTTTTTTGACAGTAATAAGATTGAAAGTACTGCTCGAGTTTCATGGGTGTGTATCTCCCTTGTTAAATTTATATTTTAATTCCATCTCATCTATGTGAGCTGAATAAAAAC